GAACAGGTAATTGCTGTACCTTATGATGTATTGCAGTTAGGTTATAAGGTTAATAGTTGTAATAGATTGAGATTGTGGAGAGCAGATGCTACTGAAACATTTGATTTCTATGCATTTAATATTGGGGACTACTTAGGATCTGTAGAACAGAGTGTTTCTTCTGAAACTATTTCTAAGGTATTGTATCCTAATGATGGTACAGATCAAGGTAAGTTACTTAGATTAAAGCAGCAACATTTCTTTGTAAGTGCATCTCTTCAAGATATGTTGAGGAGTTTAGATAAGCGTGGATATAAAGTAGAAGATTTTCCAGATCATTATCAAGTACAGTTAAATGATACTCATCCTGCTATTGCAGTTGCTGAGTTGATGAGGTTACTTGTAGATGAAAAGCATATGGAGTGGGATCAAGCATGGGATATTGTAACTAAGTCTGTTGCATATACTAATCACACTCTTTTACCAGAGGCATTGGAGAAGTGGGATCTTAGACTCTTTAAGACGCTTCTACCAAGACATATGGAGATTATCTATGAAATTAATCGTAGGTTCTTACAAGTAGTACGTCTGCACTATCCTGCTGACGATTCAAAACTAGAGAAGATGTCTATCATTGATGAAAGTGGTAATAAAGCAGTTCGTATGGCTCATCTTGCAACTGTTGGATCCCATCATGTTAATGGTGTTGCAGCATTACATTCTGAGTTAGTTAAGACTCAATTAATGCCTGAGTTTTATGATCTATGGCCACATAAGTTTACTAATGTAACTAATGGTGTAACACCAAGAAGGTGGGTAGCATCATGTAATCCAGCACTTACTGAAGTTCTTGATAATTATGTTGGGTTAGATTGGATTACCAATATGGATGCTCTTAACACATTAGAGACAGGTCAAGAAGATCCAGAACTTTTAGAAAAGTTTGGAGAAGCAAAGATTGTAGGAAAGCATAATCTAGCAACTTATATTTTTGATAATCTTGGTATAGCAGTAGATCCTTCTAGTATCTTTGATGTGCAAGTTAAAAGGATTCATGAATATAAGAGACAACATTTACTTGCTCTTTGGATTGTTTCACAATATCTTAGAATCAAAAATGGAGTCGATGTCGTTCCTCGCACAGTAATATTTGGTGGTAAGGCAGCACCTGGTTATTATATGGCTAAATTGATTGTTCAATTTATTTGTCATATAGCAGAGGTTGTTAATAATGATCCTGATATGGATGGTAAGTTGAGGGTAATTTTCCTACCAAATTATAGTGTTAAACTTGGAGAACTTGTATATCCTGCTGCGGATCTATCAGAACAGATTTCTACTGCTGGTAAAGAGGCATCAGGTACAGGGAACATGAAGTTCCAGATGAATGGTGCTTTAACTATTGGTACATTAGATGGTGCTAACGTAGAGATACGTGAACTTGTAGGAGAAGAAAACTTCTTCTTATTTGGACATGATGAAAAAGGTATAGCAGATTTATGGGAAAATGGTTATGATCCTAAGCATCATATGAGTTCAGAACTATGGGAAGTTATTAATCTTATTAAGGGTGGTCATTTCAGTCAGGGTAATAAGGAGATGTTTGCACCTTTGATTGATAATCTTCTTAACCATGATCCGTTCTGTGTATTCGCAGACTTCTCCGACTACTTAGATGCACAAGATCGTGTTAGTAGGGCATGGACAAATAGGGAAAGATGGAATAGAATGTCTATTATAAACACAGCAAGATCTGGTTTCTTTTCTTCTGATAGATCTATCAGGGATTATTGTTCTAAAATATGGAGTATTTAATGAGAACACAAAACAAAGAGAACTATTACTACATCTTTTGGGTTGTTGCTATGATAGCTTTCATAGTTCCTCAAGTCTTTACTGCTATAGCATATCATAGACTTGCCGACATACTTACTAAACCTATACAAGTGGAGCATGTAAATGAGATTTAAAGCAACAGTATATGTAAAGTTGAGAGGATCTGTATCAGATGCTGCTGGTAATGCTGTGATGAATAATACAAAGAGGGTTGCTCCTACTCTTGAACCTCATTTGTTGAGGATTGGTAAGTGTATTGATTTCTGGTTTGATGCACCAGATTATAAAACAGCAGAAAGTGAATTGTATCTTCTTTCTGATAGACTATTATCAAATACTGTAATAGAAGATTGGAGTTATGATTTGAGTGAAACTGAAGAAACTGGAATAGGAAATATATCAAACGATAATGCTGGTACATCAAAACATCATTTATTTGAATGAAGAAATTTATATTTGATGTAGATGGTACAATAACTCCTAGCAGAGAAGAAATTGTCCATGAGTTTTGGTCTTTCTTTCTTATCTTCTGTCGTAATAATGATGTCTATCTTGTTACTGGAAGTGATAGAGAGAAAACTGTAGAGCAAGTAGGATTGGATATATTTTATACAGCAAAACGAGTATATAATTGTTCTGGTTCTGATGTATATGAAAAAGATAAAAATGTTTATAGAGATAATTGGGAGTTACCTAAAGATGTAGAAATGCATCTGAATGATGAATTAGTATTCAGTGATTTTCCTTTACGTAATGGAAATCATATTGAGAGAAGACCAGGTGGAGTTAACTTTAGTATTTTGGGTAGAGATCCTAATCCAATGAAAGGTAGGAAGGAATATATTAGTTGGGATAAGATACATGGTGAAAGAGATTATATTGCAAGAAGACTCTTATATAATTTTCCAGATTTAACTGTAGCACTTGGTGGACAGACTGGTATTGATATTGGACCTAAAGGTGCTGATAAGAGTCAAATTTTAAGAGATTTTTCTAAGGATGATGATATACATTTCTTTGGTGATAGGATTGAAAAAGGTGGTAATGACCACACCTTAGCAATGGCAATTGTAGATAATATGATGGGAACGGCTTATAACGTAGAAGATTGGAGGGAAACCAGAACCATATTAGAGGGTTTCCAACACTGATGTTATTAAGTGTTTATGGTTAAATAGTATTGTACGCCTTCTGGGTACACAATTACACTCGCTTTTAAAGGAGAATCATGAACGCACTACAACGCTATCACGCTGCTAATCTTCCAGATTTAATGGAGAAGATTAATAAGAACAGCATAGGATTGGATGATTATTTTAATAACTTTTTCAATTCTGATTTCCCACAATCCAACTATCCTCCATATAATTTGATACAATTAAATAATCATGAATCGAAACTCGAAATCGCACTTGCAGGGTTCAAGAAAGATGAACTCAAAGTCTATACGGAGTTTGGAAAGTTATATGTTGAAGGCAAGAAAGAAGAATCAGAAACTGATGGATCGTTTGTCCACAAAGGATTGGCTCAACGTTCCTTCCAACGTGTTTGGACGGTCACAGACGATACTAAGGTTGGATCCGTCAAGTTTGAAGATGGACTCCTCTCCGTGGAGTTGAACAAGATAGTTCCAGAACATCATGCAAGAAAAGAATATTTGTGATATAATATTCTTATTGTTATGTTTATATAATGGATTATAAAACTTCTGGAGTTGACATTGAAGCTGGAAGATCTTTTATAGATCAAATTAAAGACACCGTTAAATCCACTCATCGGCCTGAGGTCATGGGTGGATTTGGTGGTTTCAATGGTATGACTAAAATTCCTTCTGGGTATGAGAATCCTATATTAGTTTCTGGTGCTGATGGTGTAGGAACTAAAATTCATGTTGCTGAATTAGAGGCAACTGGTAATCCATCTATAATGCGTGGTATAGGTATCGACCTTGTTGCTATGTGTGTGAATGATGTAATCACATGTGGTGCAAAACCATTATACTTCTTAGATTATATCTGTACTTCAGATTTAAAATTACATGGAGATTTGGTAAAGGAATTAGTTGATGGTATAGCAGAAGGATGTAAGATTTCTGGATGTAGTTTACTTGGTGGAGAGACAGCAGAGCATCCAAGACGTTCATCAATGGTAGATCCTATTAAAGATCTTGCAGGATTTTGCACTGGTATTGTAGAAGAGTCTGAAATAATAGATGGAAGTTTAATCCGTGAAAGTGATGTAGTTATTGGTATAGAAAGTAGTGGTGTTCATAGTAATGGATTTAGTTTGATTAGAGATATGTTGTGGAGGCATAAGATATTTCTTAAAGGTGGTTATGAAGAAGCATGGGGTGGTGGTAAGATTAAAGATCCAAGTCCTACTCCAGAACTTCTTAATCCAACTATAATCTATGCTCCATTAGTTGCAGATTTATTAGAAGAGTTTCCGATACTTGGTATGGCACATATTACAGGTGGAGGTATTCCAGAGAATTTACCACGATGTATTCCTGATGGATTAGAAGCAAGAGTTAATTATGATTCTTGGCCAATGCCAAAATTGTTTAGTAAGATTATGCTTGCTGGTGAGATTCCACCAGAAGAAATGAAAAATGTATTTAATCTTGGTATTGGATTTTGTCTGGTTGTTCCTAGAAATATAGCAGAAGAGATTCAAAATGCAATTAAAAAACATGAGTTGCAGTCTTGGGTAATTGGTGATATAATATAGAGGTTAATAATTTGAAGTATGTCGATTAAGATTGCTTTACTCAAATCTGGTGAGCAAGTTGTTACTGATATTAAGGAATTACTATCAGAAGATAAACCAGTAGGATATCTTTTTAAAGATCCTGAAAAAATTGCAATAAACAAACCCTTCTTAGTTCAAGAAGATGT